GCTGAAGACATCTTGAAGTTGATTAGATCAAGACAAGCAAAATAATCTGACATTTTACCAAGGCCCTGGCATTGACGTTAGGGCCTAGGTATGCTAATATAGATTACACAAAGGACAAAATTATGACAAAAGTATTTGACGCTACAAAATTTAGAAAAAGTATCACAAAGTCAATCCAAGGATTAGGAATAGGATTCAGCGATCCAACAGACTGGATCAGCACAGGAAACTATGCATTGAACTACTTGATGACTAGCGATTTCAACAAAGGTATCCCCTTAGGCAAAGTAACAGTGCTTGCCGGTGAGTCTGGTGCAGGAAAATCATACATCGCGTCAGGCAACATTATTAAAAATGCACAGGATCAAGGCATATTTGTCATACTGATCGATACAGAGAACGCACTAGATGAACAGTGGCTACAGGCATTGAAAGTAGACACATCTGAAGATAAACTTTTAAAATTAAGCATGTCGATGGTCGACGATGTAGCAAAAACTGTTTCAGAATTCATGAAAGGTTACAAAGAGCAACACGCAGACAACAAAGAAGGTGCACCAAAGGTACTATTTGTGATAGACAGTCTGGGTATGATGCTTACTCCAACTGATGTAAATCAGTTTGAAGCAGGTGATATGAAAGGTGATTTAGGTAGAAAACCCAAGGCTTTGACGGCGCTTGTAAGAAACTGTGTCAATATGTTTGGTAGCTGGAACGTAGGACTTATAGCAACCAACCATACATACGCATCGCAAGATATGTTTGATCCGGATGACAAAATATCAGGTGGACAAGGATTTATCTATGCAAGTTCAATTGTAGTAGCAATGAAGAAATTAAAACTTAAAGAAGATGAAAAAGGCAACAAGGTAACAGATGTCAGAGGTATCAGGGCCGCTTGTAAAGTTATGAAGACTAGATATGCAAAACCATTTGAAGGTGTACAAGTCAAGATTCCGTATGACACAGGAATGGATCCCTACAGTGGACTCGTAGACTTGTTTGAGAAAAAAGGATTACTAGTACAACAAGGTAATAGACTGAAATATATAGATTCAAAGGGAAATGAACATATAGAATTTAGAAAAGCATGGGTCGGTGATAAATTAGATATGATAATGGCAGAGTTCAAAGAAACTGTACCAACAGAGGAAATAGAAGAAGAAAAACAGTAATGATTGATTTCACACACGAAGACATTGAAAGATTATGGAACTCAATAGTACACTATGTTCCTGAAAGATCTAAACTAGACGCGGCAATTGATTTTATAAAAAGTTTAGAAGATATTGGCGTTGAACATGACGAAATAAAAGCGTCCGCCGAATACGATCCTAAGTTAGAAGAAGCAATTAACACTGTGTTCGAGGAAGACGAAGAGTCAGACGGATACGGTGACGATGATTAATTGGTACAACGAAGTCAGCAGAAACCTAGATAAGATACCAGACTGCATAGCATACTTTGATAAAGAATTGTTAGAGGCAAGAAAACAATGTAAGATCTATGGCAATCTTGAAAGAGCTAGTGCCGCCTTACCTGGTATAGTTGAGGAACGATTTAGTCAACTACAACAATTGGAAGCTATCCTTGAATATCTAAATATTGAACTAAGAAGATTAAGATCTAAAACTTTTAGGAAATATCTTGAAAACTATAACAGAGCATTATCAAGCAGAGATGCAGAAAAATACGTTGATGGTGAGAACGATGTTGTTGACATGGACAAGATAATAAATGACTTTGCATTAATAAGAAACCAATGGTTAGGCATCACCAAAGGACTAGATCAGAAACAATGGCAAATTACAAACATTGTAAAACTGAGAGTAGCAGGTATGGAAGATGCAGACATCAAATAGGGTAATACTCACAGACGTAGACGGCGTATTGCTGGAATGGGAAAGACATTTCACAGACTGGATGTTACAACGATCACACTACAACAACGATAATGAAAGAGTTTATCCTTACAAACTACTACCCAATAAGGAAAATACTTACGAAATGGCAGAAAGATTTGGTCTCACAATTTCTGAAATAAGGAAAGAAATAAGAGAGTTCAATAAAAGTGCATGGATGGCTACTCAGTGTCCAATGGAAGATTCACAAACGTGGGTAAAATTATTAGCCGCCGAAGGATGGACATTTATTCCAATTACCTCGCAGACATCTGACATACCGGCACAAATCGTAAGGAAAAAAAGATTAGGTGAACTGTTTGGTGCACATATCTTCAAAAATTACCATATACTTGAAACCGGAGCAGACAAAGATTCAGCATTAGCGGAGTTTCACAACACCGGACTATATTGGGTCGAGGACAAGCCAAAGAACGCTGTAGCCGGGCTCAAATACGGTTTAAAGCCTATATTAATAGACCATCCATACAACCGAGATTTCAAACATCCTGATATTATTCGTGTAAGTAATTGGAAAGACATTCACGAATTAGTAGCAAGATGAAAATATATGTAGGTCACGACAGCAGAGAAGACATTGCATATCAAGTGTGTGAACACAGCATCAAGAGAAGGGATCCTTCGGCAGAGGTAATACCCCTTAAACAAAAACAGATGAGAGACCAAGGACTATACACTCGTCCTGTTGACAAACTTGCATCTACTGAGTTCACTTTCACAAGGTTCTTCGTGCCTTACATGAATGATTTCAAAGGTTGGGCAGTGTTCTGTGATTGCGATTTCTTATGGAAGATTCCAAGCCATGAACTTATAAAATTTTGCGACCCATCAAAAGCAGTGGTTTGTGTTCAGCACGACTACACACCAAAAGAAACAACCAAAATGGACGGTCAGGTGCAGACAGTTTACCCTCGAAAGAACTGGAGTAGTATGGTTTTATGGAACTGTGAACATGAAAAGAACAAAACACTTACCCCAGAATTACTCAACTCAGAAACACCAAAGTTCTTACACAGATTCAGTTGGCTAGACGACAACGAGATAGGCTCTTTACCATTGGAGTATAATTGGTTAGTGGGATGGTACAAAGAACCAAATGACGGACACCCTAAGATTTTACACTACACCGAAGGCGGACCATGGTTCGACGGATACCGTGATTGCGAATACGCAGATGATTGGAAGAAAGAGTTAATAAATCTCTTCAGTGCTTAAAAAGTTTTAATAAAGTCATCCAACACATTAACGTCAGCATTAATATATCGTTCTCTAATTTTTGTCCAGACATATTCATCTCTGTTTGCGATGTTTAAATTTTTTCTAATCTGTTTGCCTGCGTTATCAGTCAATATTTTTTTAACTTTGAATACTACATTAGGCATGTACAAACATCTGTTAAGTTTACGAGCAACTTTTTGTGTGTAAGAATCAACGTGCCAGTGCCAAAAAGACACAGGTGCCAACCAACCTAGTGTGTTTGTCCAGTTTTTATGCACTGCAAAATGAGCCGCAGGCAGTGGAGTATCGTTCCATAACTTAACTTCGTTACCTAATTTATCTGCATTTTTTTTCCTTCCATCTGCGGGCACTACCATTAAAATTCTATCCTCATATCTAAGAAATTCATCTGCAAGTAACTGATCCCAATCCTGTGTTTGCACTTGTACATCGTCGCCCATAAGCATTACGATATCATGAGATGCTTTTTCGCACATTAAATTCCAACTGTAACCAGTGGATTGATTTGGTCCAATAGTATAATGTTTTTCGTCTAACAAGTCTTTGTACTCTTCTAGTTTCTCATCATCGTCATTGAGATAAAATAAAAATTCTGTTTCGTGTTTTTGTGTTGCAGTAGCAGTATCGACTAATCTTTTTGCTAGTTCGGGTCTGCCTCTCGATGGACAACAAAAAGAAATCATATTAATTTTTTCTTCCAAGTATCTGGAGTCTGGTCATTAATAATTTCCAATGGTAGGTGGTATTGAAATTTCTTTGTGCCTCTGGTTCTTATGTATTCTGCTGTCTTCTTAACTGACTGACGCATATTCGTTGCTGTGCTGTAACCTAGTAAATCTCTTGCTTTGTCTGATGAACACACTGCTAGTTTGACTTCTTTGGGTCTATCTTTGTGGTGTATAGGATCTAAATTAAGTCCTGTTTCGTTTGCACAGGCCTCTGCTAACTCATTGATTGTTATAGGTTCTTCGTCTGGTCCTATGTTAATAACCTCTCCAACTACATTGTCTTGAAATGCAAGTGCATTCAAACAATACAAACAATCGTCTATGTAACTAAAACATCTTTGCTGTTTGCCATCTCCGTATATGATTGGTTGCTTACCCTGTAACATTCTGTTCAACATAATAGACATAACGTTCCTAAACGGATCATCATACTTCTGTCTTGGTCCAACAATGTTGTGTGGCACAGCGATTACATACTCAACTCCGTGCGTTTCACATAAATTTTTAAGCACATCTTCTCCGGCTTTCTTTGCAATACCATATGGATCTTGGGGACGGCATTCGTAAGTTTCTTTGTAAGGCATCTCATCATGATGACCGTACCTTGCCATACTTGAACAATACACAATACGTTTGACTTTGTTTCTTATTGCCGCTGTGATAGTTGTCACTGATGCTTCAAATATATTTCTTGTAACAAGCACAGGAGAAAATACTGATAGTCCTTCGTATGCTGTTGCGGCCGTATGATACACTATGTCACAGCCTTCCATGGCTTTGGTCATATTTTCTAAATCGCAACAGTCCACTTGATGGAACTCTACATTTTGGGGGACATTGTCTGTGTATCCACCAATCATGTTATCATTACCAGCAACAGTGTGGCCTTCTGATATCATTAAATCTG